CGGGGTGGAATGTCCGGTATATCTTATGCCGTTGGGCGGACGCAGTGAAGAATATTCCCTCAACGTTAAAGACGTTGCTGAAGCGTGTATGGCTGAAGGATGGCGATTTACCCCCAGACTCCATATCAGCTTATTCGGAAATGCCTGGGGAACATAGTAGAGATATGGATGCTTTATATGATTTTAAAAACGCACAGCACGAAAAGGCAATGAAGGCTCCTATTGTTAAAGAGGATCCAACAGAAAACTTACGTAAAAAAGGACTAATATGAAAAACTTTATTAAAAAGCTAACTGGCATGGATAAGGTAGAAGCAGAAAAAGCAAAAGTTGAAGAAGAAAAACTTGAATTGTTAAGGAAAAAAGATCCTAAAGAATATCATACACGCAAGAAACAGTCTTGGGTAAATGTTCTTGATATGAAAGTAAACGAAAATAACATTCGAAACGGATTCTTTGAGCTCGATTGGAATAAGTATTTCATCGTAGAATTAATTCAAAACGGATACGGGACTGAACAAGATCCCGAAGAAGAAATTGTAGACCGTTGGTTTAAGGATATTGTTTATAACATGTTATCAGAAGAAGGCATGGATACCGATCGAGGTGCAGGATACATAAATGTCAAACCATTGAGTGATGACAAAAGTGAAGTATCTTAATGGTTGACACAAGCCAGATCTGGTGTTATAATAGTACTATAATTTACACAAAGGCAAACTAATGGCAACTTACGTACTAGTAGATACAGCAAATACATTTTTTCGTGCAAGGCACGTTATTAGAGGCGACTTAGACACTAAAGTCGGCATGGCATTTCATATTACCTTAGCAGGTGTTAGAAAGGCTTGGCAAGACTTTAGTGCAGATCATGTTGTGTTCTGTTTAGAGGGTCGCAGTTGGCGCAAGGACTTTTATGAGCCTTACAAACGCAATAGAAGCGATGCTCGTGCAGCACTAACTGAAAAAGAAGAACAAGAAGATAAGTTGTTTTGGGAAGCCTTTGACACGTTTAAAGACTTCGTAGGTACTAAGACTAACTGTTCAGTATTACAACATAAAGAATTAGAAGCAGATGATTTAATTGCTGGTTGGATACAAGCACACCCTAATGATAACCATGTTATTATTAGTACAGATGGCGACTTTGCACAACTTATTGCACCTAATGTTAAACAATACAATGGCGTTACAGAAACTACTATTACACATGAAGGCTACTTTGATAAGAAAGGCCTACGTATAATTGACAAAAAAACTAAACTAGAAAAACCTGCACCTAATCCTGCATTTATGTTGTTTGAAAAGTGTATGCGTGGGGATAAGAGTGACAATGTGTTTAGTGCATTTCCAGGTGTTAGAGTAAAAGGCACTAAGAATAAAGTAGGCTTAACTGAAGCGTTTGCAGATAAAGACAACAAAGGCTTTAACTGGAATAACATGATGTTACAGCGTTGGGTAGACCATAATGGTGTTGAACATCGTGTACTAGATGATTATAATAGAAACGTTGTACTATGTGATTTGACAGCACAGCCGGCTAATATTAGAAGTATTATTAATGATGTTATCGAAGACGCTATAGAACAACCTAAACAAATAACACAAGTTGGTTTGCGACTAATGAAGTTTTGTGCCTTATGGGATCTTCAACGTGTAAGCGAACAGGCTCAGAGCTATGCTGAGCCATTACAAGCGAGGTATGTAGCATGACAATAAAAGCAAAAGAAATAATCGACGGTAAGTTTTGGATTATTGAAAATGAAGGCAACAAAGTTGCCACTCTAGCATATTCAGATGAACGGTATATGGTCACTGATGTAAATGGCTCTAGATTTGTAAACAATAAAATAGACCTTGAAAAAGACCTAGGAAAACTAAGTTGGAGTTCTTTAGAAATTACTGAAGTTACTTTAGATGACGTACATGGATTTCCAACTAGCTGTACACCACATAACCCTTTATATGATGTTAAACAAAAATTACCGTTGTTTACTAAAAGTACAAAATCAAAAAGTTTGTACTGTGCAGGTTTCTATATTATTAGATTTGATAAAGGTTGGGTTAAAAGTTTTTGTCCTAAAGCTATTACAGTTGAACGCTATCCATACAAAGGTCCTTTTAAAACTGCATTAGAAATGAGAACTGAATTGAGTAAAGCAAATGCAAAGTGAGCCATTAAACACTATAGCAATACAACAGTTTATTTCTCAAGTTAAAAGTGCAGATGCAGGTCAATCTAGAGATGTAACACTTAATATTCAGCAAGCAAAAAGATTAGCTTTTACGTTAGGCGAAGTAATGGCTAGGCTTAATGGTGATCTAGAATCTTTGCTAATAAAAACCAATAACAAAGACGACGAGACTATAGAAGTAAGGTTGGACGGCGGAAATAGTTGGTAAAAATAGATAAATATATACGTAGTTAATTAAAGGACAACGTATATGAGTAGACCTAAACCAACTGTTTTATTAGAGTTTATAGATAAAAAAACATATAAAAGCGAACAAATATTAAACGCTGACGCTATATGGGCAGTTTTTTTTAACAATAAACCATTTAATTTAAAATCTTCACATAGTTTAACCAACTACCCTGGTCCTAAATATAAGAAAGTTTCATTTTCTAATCCAGGTCATGCAATAAATTTAGCAAAAAAATTGAATGACTTATTTAACTGCAAGGACTTTTCAGTAGTAAAGTTAACCGCAGGAGAAACAGTTCCTTTGGAAAACTAATGAACTGGAAAGAAAACTATACAAAAATATTTCTTAAGACTGCAAATAAAAGCATCGACGAAGCAACTGTAAAACAGTATATTTCTACATGGTGGCAAAACACACGCTCAAAAGATACAGGCGGACTAAGACTTACTGAAGCGGGTTATAATTTTATAACTGAAGAATTAGAATTACAAACATATCAAGTACCTTATCCTAGGGACTTTGACTTTACAACAAATGTAATAATATGGATGGACCAGTTTATAGATTGTCCTTACTATCTAGATAGACAAGGTATAGTTGTAACAAACGAAAAAAAGGCAATGGAACTGCATCTTTTTAGCGGTGATGTAAGAAAGTACGGCTTAATAAAAGCTATGAAAAGACAAAAAGATTAGTTTTTGGTAAAAAAACTGGTTGACTCCTTCCCCTATTGATAGTATTATATATACATACTTAGAAATAAAGTATGGCACTGAAAACAACTGTAGAGGAATACAAAATGGAAAATGTAGCAGTACGCACTGTAAGTCCTAATAGAGCAAAAAAGAGTATTAGGCATGCTTTTAAGAAACAACGTCCTATCTTTATGTGGGGTCCTCCAGGCATTGGTAAGTCAGATATTGTTGGACAGGTTACTAACGAACTAGAAAATTCAAAACTAATTGATATTAGACTCTCGCTTTGGGAGCCAACTGATATCAAAGGCATTCCATATTATGCCGCAAATGATAATGTTATGGCTTGGGCACCCCCACAAGAATTGCCAACAAAAGAAATGGCTAAGAAGTATAAATGGATTGTACTATTCTTAGACGAAATGAATTCAGCGGCGCCAGCAGTACAAGCGGCCGCTTACCAACTTATTTTAAATCGTAAGGTTGGCGCATACGAGTTACCAGACAATGTTCTTATTGTTGCAGCAGGTAACCGTGAAGCTGACAAAGGTGTTACTTATAGAATGCCTGCTCCACTTGCTAATAGATTTGTTCATATTGAACTTGCTGTTGACTTCGACGACTGGTTCACGTGGGCAGTAAACAATGACATACACAATGACGTTGTAGGTTATTTGACATTTAGTAAAAAAGACCTTTACGATTTTGATCCTAAATCTCCAAGCCGTTCATTTGCAACACCACGTAGTTGGTCCTTTGTAAGTGAATTGTTAGAAGATGAACTTGATGAAGAAACTACAACTGATCTTGTATCAGGTGCAGTAGGCGAAGGCCTAGGCATCAAGTTTGTTGCTCACCGCAAGGTGGCAGCATCAATGCCTAACCCAACTGATATTTTATCAGGAAAGGTTAAAGAGTTAAAGACCAAAGAAATCAGTGCCATGTATTCCTTAACGGTCTCACTCTGTTATGAACTAAAAGAAGCGTCTGATAAAGGCGATAAGAAGTTTGACGCAAAAGTTAATAGCTTCTTACGTTTTATGATGGACAATTTCGAAACTGAATTGGTTGTTATGGGTATCAAGTTAGCCCTCACTCAGTATGCTCTACCAATTGACCCAGACGAAGTTGAGTGCTTTGATGAGTTTCATGAACGTTTTGGTAAGTATATTACCAAAGCACAAGAGGCATAATATAAGGAGTTTGGACGTTCTCCTAAACAAAACGTCCAATTTACTTGACTTTTAATAACAAATGCGTTATAATAAGTACAAAATAAGGAGAGATGGCATGACAATTGATACTAAAGGCTTTGTACCTAATCCAGATATTACACCACAAGAACTTGCAGAAATGCGTAAAAAAGTATTAGACAATGTTATTGTAGCTCGTGTGGGTCTTTTGTTACGACATCCATTCTTTGGCAATATGGCTACAAGACTAAAGATCGAAGCATGTGATGATTGGTGTCCTACTGCTGCTACCGACGGTCGCCATTTATATTTCAACACACAATTTTTTAATGCTATGACAAATAAAGAAATAGAATTTGTTATTGCACACGAAATTTTACACTGTGTATTTGATCACTTAACACGCCGTGAAGATCGTAACCCTGTGCTATATAACATTGCTGCAGACTATATTGTAAATAATCTTTTAATACGTGATCGTATTGGTGATAATCCTAAACTTGTTCAATGTTATCACGATTTTAAATATAATGGTTGGACATCAGAAGAAGTATATGATGAACTGTTTAAAGAAGCAGAAAAAAACGGTGAAGAATTTGTAAAACAACTAGGTGAAATGTTAGATGAACATATCGACTGGGACGGAGAAGGTGATTCAAAAGGTCCTAGTAAAAACGGTAAAGGAAAAAATAAAAAGGGTAAAGGCGGACCTCCTAAATATTCTAAAGAAGAAATGCGTAAGATCAAAGAAGAAATAAAAGAAAGTATGATGTCTGCTGCACAGGCATCTGGTGCAGGTAATTTACCTGGTGAGATATCACGTATGATAAAAGATCTTACAGAACCTAAAATGAATTGGCGTGAGATACTACGTCAACAAATTCAGTCTACAATTAGAAACGATTATACATTTAGTAGACCTTCACGTAAAGCATGGCACACCGGTGCTATACTTCCAGGTATGAATTTTGACACTACTATTGATGTTGCTGTTGCAATTGATATGAGCGGTTCTATCGGAAATGATCAAGCAACTGACTTCTTAAGTGAAATAAAAGGCATTATGGAAGAATACAAAGATTACAACATTAAATTATGGTGCTTTGATACAAAGGTATACAACGAAGACGATTTTACTGCTGACAACGGAAAAGACTTAGAAGATTACGAAGTTAAAGGCGGAGGTGGTACCGAGTTTGATTGTAACTGGCATCATATGAAAGATACTGACTTTGTTCCAAAGAAGTTTATCATGTTTACCGATGGTTATCCTTGGGGTAGTTGGGGAGACGAAGACTACTGTGATACAGTATTTGTAATACATTCTAATCAAAATAAGGACTTACAGGCGCCCTTTGGCACAACTGTACACTATGACAAAAACGCTGCTTAAAACAAAAAAACCAAATAGACTAGAAGTATTTGAGTGCAGGGAAACATCTGTTGCTCCTATACATTTTGAGTATATAAAGTTGCCTATGGCATATAATCTACAAGATAGTATTTCTAAATGGATTAAATTTAATCTAAAAGGAAGATACTATATTGGAAAATCTGTCAGTTTAGGAGAAAAAGGTGTATCTAATGTTAATACTACACTGAGAATAGGTTTTGAAGAGCCTAAAGAACTATCGTATTTCACTTTGGCTTGTCCACTTTTGAAATATAAGTAAATATTTTTGAATAATTAAGTATATAAGGAGTTTATAAATATGACCGAAGAAGTACAACCAGCTGAAGCTACAACCCAACCTGCTCCAGCAAACGAGAACCCAGTCGAACTTACAGTTCAAGACTTGGGTAATATCAAACAAATTATCGACGTAGCAAGTCAACGAGGTGCATTTAAACCCAATGAGATGACTGTAGTTGGTACAACTTATACAAAGCTAGAAACATTTCTAGCCGCAGTAGCTCAACAACAAGCGTCTACTGAAGGAGAAAAATAATGTATAAACATGTAGGTCGAATAAAGACCAATCAAAGAAAAGTTATTGTAGCATATAGAACTGTCCCAGGTGAGCCAGAAAATTGTATTGTAGTAACTACTGAAAACTTAATGGCTGAAGAGCATGATGCTCTTATGAAGTTAATCGAAAGTGATGCAGGACAAAACGAAGATGTTTTTGCTAATGCAATGGCAAGGGCAAGATTACCTGATGGTAGAATCATGTTAGCTGGCTTTCATGTCACAGGAAAAATGCAAAAAGTTGCTACTGACCTAGTAGAAATGACACCAGACAGAAGCACCGTTATTAACCTTACAGAGCTAAACAAAATGATCGCCGAACAAAGAGGTGTAGCAGTTGAAGATTTAGCAACTATTGATGCAGGTAACCAAACAGAAGTTTCACAAATGGCAACTATAAATGATATGCCTGTAGTTGAAGATGCGGTGGCAAGCACAGAAGGCAATGTGATGGATGATGCTGCGTTAGCTGCACAATATAGATCACAAGCAGATACAATGTTTAAAGAAGCAAAGAGACTACGTGAGCAGGCTGAAGAGCTAGTTCCGACTAAGAAGAAAAAGTCTGTTACCGAAAGTGCCTAAGGCAAAAGATAAAAAGTTGCCCCAGGACATAATTGATCATTGGCCTGAAGTTTTTAAAGATGTGGATATTAAGGTTGTACCTGTAAAGTATTTACATAGCGTTCGTGTTTTCTTTACTGATGGTAAAGTGTGGGATATAGACGTTGCAAAAACTAGAAAGAAAAAAGATGCAAATGACATCGAAAAATCACTCGAAGAATTGTTTACTAATTATCAGGACAGTATAGATAATGTAGATTTTAGGCTGGATACAGCAAGAGTTAAAGCTGATATTCAAGGTCGCACTAGAAGTTTTATGAAAAGAAGAAAGTAGTTTGTTTGAGTATTTGTATAAATACATATAGATATTCCAGGAGTTAAATATGGCCCTAAGACTAAGAAGAGGTACAAACGCAGAAAGAACTGCGATTACGCCCGAAGCAGGTGAATTAGTATACACAACCGATACTAAAAAGGTATACGTAGGTGATGGAACCACAACAGGTGGTAACATTGTTAGCGGACAAAACGATATTGTAGATGACACATCACCACAATTAGGCGGTGATTTAGATCTAAACGGTAATAACATAACAGGTACAGGTAATATAAACATTACTGGTACAATTACAGCCACAGGGAATATCAATTTAGGCGACGGAGCAGGTGGCGATATTATTGCTCTTGGAGGAACTATACAAGGTGCATTAACTCCAGACTCACAATTAGCATATAACCAAGGTTCAAATACTGCACGTTGGAACACTGGATATTACGGAAGTTTAGATGTTTTAGGACATGTAGATGCAGATAGTATTAAAGCTGATCTAATTGGAGACGATAGTACTCTTGCTTACAATCAGACAACTAAAACATTTACAGGAACTACATTTAACGGTACAACTGCATCCTTTGGTACAGTAACAGCTACATCTTTTGACGGTGATCTAAGTGGTAGTGTGTTTGGCGATGATTCAACTCCTTTAGTAGATGCAAACAACAACACTATAACTGCAACTGCAATAAGCACTACTAACATTACTGCCTCTGGTGGTACTGATCTTAGATTTAATGCAGTAACTACAAATTTTAATAGAGCACAATCTACATCTTCAAGAGTGTTTGTGCATTCAACAACAGCAACAGGTTTTGGTACCGGATTATTTAATCTTGTTAACACTCACACAAATGTAATTACTGATGATTTAGCTTTTAGTAGAGCAAGGGGCACTCCGGATTCATTGGCAATAATTAACGCAGATGATAAACTAGGTGGTATGGCGTTTAACGGATACGACGGAGCAGCATATCAATTTGGTGCATCTATTGATTCGTATGCAACTGCTATATCTACAGGTAATATTACAACCAATGTGCGTATAAGAACAAGAAATGGTTCTTCAGGTACTATTGGGGTAGGCTTACAAGTTGAGCCAGATCAAACTGTTAAACTTAACACACTAGATGTTTTATCAGGCGATATACTTACTATTAACCAAGCTATAAAACTTCCAATCTCAACTGCTGAACCTGCAACTCCAGCAAACGGACAAATAGCAATAGCCGATGGAAC